TTCTCGATGCCGTTCACGGCGAACCGGCTGGCGCTGCCGGCCTTCACGCTGGAGGAGATGCAGGACCTGCACGTCACGGTCATCCCAAGGGAAGTCGCCAGTGCCGTCTTCGACCGCGCGAATGATGAAGACGAGATCAAGGTCGACGTGGGCGTGCAGAAGCGAGTTGCGTCGGCTGCCGTGGAGGACGTCGACCCATTGCTTTCGCTCGTCCAGGAGATCGCCGACTTCCTGAACCGCAGGGAAATGGGTGATGCGATGTGGAAGAAGACGGAGAACAAGCCGGTGTACGTGCCGGAGCATCTGCGCGAGAAACAGCAGTTCACGAGCGTGCTGACGGTGACTTATCGCCTGGTGAGGTAGCCATGATCGGCGCGACGATCAAGACGATGTTCAACAGCCTGCTCGTTGAGCGGAAGGCCAAAGACGGCAGCATCCAGGCATTGGACCATGCGGCCGCCGCGATCCGTCTGACGGCCCGCCGCAGCATCCGACGGAGCGACAAGTACAGCGATCCCGGCACGCCGCCGAACACGCGCAAGGGTCAACTCCGGGAAGCAATTCTCTATGCCGTGGAGAAGGACAGAGGCGCGGCCGTGATCGGCCCGACCTACGACATGATGGGCGTCAGCGCCACGGCGCATGAGTTCGGCGGGATGTATATGGGCAGCCATTACCCGGCGAGACCTTTCATGGGGCCGGCGCTCGAAGCGATTCAGCCGCGCCTGCCGGACTTCTGGCAGGGTTCTGTGAAGTAAGGAGGAGATGAGCGATGGGCGCAAAGACGGGGATGCAAGCGAAGCTCTACTACAAGGTCGGCGGCGTGGCTGCCCAGGCCAACTGGGTGGAACTGACCGACATCAAGGACAACACGCTGAACCTCGAGAAAGGCGAGGCGGACGTGACCACGCGTGCGAACTCCGGCTGGAAGGCGAGCGTAGGCGCCGCGAAGTCCGGCGCGGTGGAGTTCGAGATGATCTGGAACACCGACGACGCGGGGTTCACGGCGCTCAGCGACGCATTCATTAATGATAGCGCGATCGGTCTGGCGGTGTTGGACGGGCCGAAGGATACCGGCACCGGCCTCGTGGCCGATTTCGCCATCATCAAATTCGCGCGCAACGAGAAACTGGAGGAGGCCATCACGGTCGCCGTGACCGCGAAACCGACGTATTCGGCGACCGCGCCGGTCTGGATGGAGGCCGGCACGCCTGCGCTCGTCGACAGCACGCCCCCATCCGGCGGCGGCACGTAACTGGAGGAATCCTAGCGAATGAAGACTTTTACCGACAACGGCGGCCGCACCTGGACGGTCGCCCTCAATGTCACCACGCTCAAGCGGGTCAAATCGCTTTGCGGGGTTGACCTGATGGATGCCGTCAACGACGGCGGGAAGTTGCTGGAGCGCCTGGCGTCCGATCCGGTTCTCCTCTGCGACGTGATCTTCGCGGTCTGCAAGGACCAGGCTGAGGCCAAGGAGATCACCGACCAGGACTTCGGCGGCGCGATGGCCGGCGACCCCATCGAGGCGGCGACGACGGCGCTGCTGGAGGAACTCGTGGATTTTTTCCCCAGGGGGAAGCGCGAGGTGCTCCGGCGCGCGCTTCAGAAGATGCGGCTGTACGAGGAAAAGTTCCTGAAGGCGGCGCACCTGAAACTGGACGATCCGAGGATGGATGCGGCGGTGGAAAAGCGGATCGCCAGCCTGCTCGATTCGACGCCTGGCGATTCATCCGGCAGTGCGCCGGCATCGTAGGCGTTGACCCGGGGCCGCTGACGCTCCGGGACCTGGCGGGGATGGCCGAGGCCCGCGTGGACGCCGAGTGGAACCACACGAGCGCGATCCTGGCGATGCTGGCCAACGTCAACCGCGACCCGAAGAAACGCGGCCCATATCACCCCGAAGAGTTTCACCCCTTGAAGCGGCGTCACAGTAGCAGCACAGGTATTCCCATTACGCGGGACAACATCGGTCTGTTGAAGAAGGTCTTCTTGAGAGGAGGGAGCGCATGAACAGGAGTTGGCAGCGGCGTATGGCGGAGATGTTCATCGTGGCGGCAATTGGGATGTCGGCGCTGGCGCTGGCCGGGTGCGCCGCGACACCGAACGCCGCGCAGAGCAGCCAGATTCAGGTGCAGCCGGCAGCGGACCTGACGGGCGCGCTCAAGGACATTCACGCGGAGATGGTGACCCTGCACCAGCAGAACCAGCAGTTGACCGAGACGATCAACTCGATGGTTCAAGAGACCGGAAACCTGCGCGCCAAGGTGGAGGAGGTGAGAGGGGACCTGAACCAGGTCACCCAGTCCTTTCGCGCTGGACCCGGAACGCCGGAAGGAAGATCAGGGCAACCGGATCGTGGACGTGCTGGTGCTGCTGATCGTGTTCAGCCTCGGGGTGCTCCTGCCGCTGCCGGAGCAGTGGTGGGCAAAGGTGCTGGTGATCGTTCTGGGAATAGTGGTGCCGCTGATCGCGCTGACGGCGATGGGCAGCATCGCGTTTCGTGGAGGGTGAAGCTGATGTGGTACTGCGTCTGTCTTGTGGTCGGCTTTGTCGGCGGCGTGGTGACCGCGCTCCTCGTTGCCGCGAGGAACAAGGCAAAGGCCGACCTGGTGATTGACCGGACCGCCGGCATCGAGAAGTCCGTCGCCGACGCGGCCGAGAACGTGTCGCAGGCGGCGGGCGGGAAGCAGTAAGAACGGCACGGGGGAGATCACGATGTTCACCCGCGAGGATCGAAGGAAGCTGGACCGGATTCTTTTTCTTCTGGAAGGAGTGCGAATGATGGCCGTGGACCTGACGAACCTGAAGCAGGCCGTGAACGACATGACGACCGTGGAGAAGTCTGCTGTGACGCTTATCGGCGGGCTGGCCGCACAGATTCAGGCGCTGGCGCAGCAGGACACCGTGGACCCGTCGGACCTTCAGGCGTTGGCCGACCAGCTCGAAGCGGACAAGGCGGACTTGGCTGCGGCGATCACCGCCAACACGCCCGCTTCGGCGGACGACCCGGCGGCGCAGTAAGACGCGGCGGATGAGGATGGCCTGCGGGCAGGCAAGGAACCTGCCCGCAGGCTTCTCTCTCTCTCATGCTCATGGCAGGGAAGGCTCACGCATGGCAGTAGGCAGCAGTATTCGGGCAGGCGCAGCGTATGTCGAACTGACCGTCGATAACACGCTCCTCATGCGCGGGCTGAAACAGGCGCAGTCGCAGCTGAAGGCATTCGGCGCGACGGTGTCCTCGTGGGGCCGCGACCTGGCCAAGATATCGGCTGTCGCCCTTGCTCCGATGGCGCTTTCGGCGCACACGTTTTCCGAGGTCGCCTCTGCAATGGCGCGCGTGCGCGGGATCACCGGCGCGACGGCGGAGGAGTTCCAGGCGCTCTACGAACAGGCCAAGCGACTCGCTCGCGACGGCATCTTCTCCGCGAAGGACATCGCCACGGGCATGGAAGCACTGGGCAAGTCCGGCCTGGGGGCGAAGGAGATCATGTCCGCGATTGCGCCGGTCATGGGTCTGGCGAGGATTGCCGGTTCGGACTTGCCTGCGGCGGCGGAGATGGCGACGCATGCCATGCGCGCCTTCGGCATGGAGGCGGGCGACGTAGGCCATATCATTGACGTGACGGCGGCGGCCGCACGGGCCGGGAAGACCGACGTGGCCTCCATCTCCGAGGCGCTGGCGACGGCAGGTCCGGCAGCGCGCGCGGCAGGCGCATCCTTCGAGGACACGGCAGCAGCCATCGCCGTCCTCTCTCGCAACGGGATCACTGGCGCCCGCGCTGGCCAGGCATTGGCGATGGCCTATCGCAGGCTGTCGTCTGAGAGCATCCAGGACAAGCTCGGCGGGGTGGACACGTCGAGGCCGCACGCCGCGCACGGTTCGCACGGCGGCAGTGCGCGGCAAATGGAAAGCCAGGTGAACATCAGCGCGCCGGCGGGCCAGGCGAAGAAGGCGCTCGACGACTTGAACATCTCCGTCACCGACACCAAGGGTAACATGCGCTCGCTCGGCGACATCCTGGCGGAGCTGATGAAGCAGACCAAGGACATGACCCAGCCACAGCGGGCCGCCGTGTTCTCGGCGCTGTTCGGCAGAGGCCAGGTCGCCATGCTGACGTTGATGAACGGGAAGTTCGAGGAGACGCAGCGAGCGCTCAAGAACACCGAAGGCGCGGCAAAGGCGATGGCCACAAACATGGGCGACCCGCTCACGATGGCTTTCGGGCGCGTGAAGACGGCGGCGGAAGAAGCGCGAATCGCCATCGGCGAGGCCATCGGGCCGACGCTCGAACGATGGTTCAACGAGCTAGTCCGCGTCCTGGAGGGCGTGCGGCGGTTCGTGAGCACCCACAGGGAGCTTGTGGTTTCCATCCTCAAGTGGGCGGTGATCATCGGGGCGGTAGCGGCGGGGCTGATCGGGATCGGCACGGCGGCGAGGATCGCTGCGGGCGCGATCGGCGGACTGCACAGCATCGTGACCGGCATCATCTCGGTCTTTACCACGCTCGCCTCGGCGGTGGTTGCGCTGGCGACGTGGATCACTACGCCGGTCGGGGCAATCATCGCGATCTTCGGCGCGTTCGCGGTCACGATGTTTGTCGTGAGCGGGCAAGCCGGTCAGGCGCTGAGCTGGCTCGGCGGGGTGTTCGGGCAGTTGGGGCGCGACGCCGAGACCACCTTCCAGGGAATCAAGGACGCCATGATCGCCGGCGACTTCGGGCTGGCGGCGAAAATTCTCTGGCTGGGGCTGAAGATGGAATGGCAGA